CACCGCTTCAAAATGTAGTAGCAGGTCTGAGTCTCTCCATCAGAATCGATGAAGGACTTCGAACGTGTGTCTGGATTTGCAAGATCCTTTGGAACTATGATGATTCCGGGTTGGAGGAGTAGTGAAATTGCTTTCATTACAAGACCAGTCGGAAACCATTCAAATTTCTCATGGCAGAACTTACAAATTCTAAACAGCAGGTCCCTACCGACATATGGATTACCATAGTCAGTGGCTTCTTCAAGGTCTGTAGAAAGAGCGAAAACCTTTCCCAGATTGAATAAGCTTTGAACCTAAGTGTTATCATTACTTAGATTGAGCCAAAGGAAGTTCCACAGATGTCGTTCAGAAGAAATCCCTGAACGCACCTCCGGACCCCAAGACGCAGTCTTAAGTAAATGTTACACGAAGTTGCAGATAACGAGTCGTGCGAAAGGAGCCATAGTAACCACTCTGGCCTTCGATTGATCTCGAATAACTGCTAAACGTGAGTACTTCATTCTTTTTGGGAACTGAAGTGCATAAAAGACACAGAAGTCAAGAAGATCCCGAGAACTTCTAATAGGTTTCGGACCGACTTCGACTCTCTCGAGAGTACGAAGATCGTATCTGAACTTATAGAAGTAGGAGTTCCTGACATCAGAGTGACGACGGGTTAAATCGAATAGTACTCCAGACTAACCACCTGAAAAGACGGTGCCTTCGAAGCATGACGTGGGTCCACAAGATACCTTACTGAAAGGTTTGATATCTTTGAAGATTCCCAAGCATGCATCAACTGCATCCGAATAGATGGGTTCGTCCAGTAGACTAGGCCGAGAATAGCCTGACTCAACTGTTCGTTAGAACTTCTCAACGGAACGGTATCCCATCTGAAAATCAGAGAGACCCGTTGCTCTTGTTTAAGTGAATAACATCACAATCTGAAGCTATTCGGGACCAGACTCAGCACCTTTAATAAGGGCTTGAGCTATACCAAAATAGTCGAGAAGAAGTGATGGAATTCCACCTAACAAAGGCTTACCCTCCGCAAAATTCTTTTTAAAGACCTTTTTAGCAGTCTTCAAAATAGAAATTGTGGTAGCGTAATCATTGATAAGTTCGAAAAGTATCTTCCTTACGAAAGTATCGACGAAGCTGTATTGAGTCATCAAACCTAGTTTAACCAGAAGTGGAATTAACAAACCATCTACTGTGTTATACAAATTTTGATAAGCACCAATACGGGAACCGACAAGTTTTCCAAAATTGGCAGGTCTCGCTTCTGGCCATAGGCTGGAGCGTAGATAGTCATTGAGGACGACGTTGTCGAGTTCTTTGAGCTTCAAACGACGTGGGAACGAGGACGCGAGTCCTCGGCTCTTTAGCCAGCCAAGTTCAATGTTATTCTCAAACACAGATTTACACTTGTGTTATGATGAATACAGCAACTTGAGCCGCTGAGTAAGCACCGCTGCGGCGGTTCCCATACTCTGTTGACAAGCAACACCC